TTTAAAGAACTTAAACAACAAACAAATGAATGTTGTTCATCAGTATGTAAAACAATTTCAGAACAAATATTAGTCATGTGTACTTTTAATCCGTTCTTTTTATACATGTCAGGATTTTGTTTATTTACATTACCCTTGAACATAATATATGGTTCACCTGTTGCCTTTCTCTTTTGTAATAATTTACCCCATTTTCTACGTGCTTCAGGGTCACCTTCTTCCAACTTTTTCATAAATTTATCACTAACAACTACACATTGATGTAAGTTTAATGATTGTCTATTAACATCACCTTTAGGTTCTCTAATTTCCAAGAAATCTTCAAAGTCCTTATGTTCAATTTTAATATTAACTGATGCCGCACCTCTACGAACTGAACCTTGATTCGTTGCAAGAATAGTTGAATCGTAAATTTTAATAAATGGTACGACTCCATCTGATGTTCCGTTACCTGTAATTTTTGCACCTGCCGGTCTAATCATATTAATACCAACACCCACACCACCTCCGTGTTTTGCAAGTAACATTAACTCTAAATTTTTATTACCAATTTCAAAAATACTATCACCTACATCAATACCAAAACAAGAGATTGGTAAACCTCTATCAGTACCTGTGTTTGATAATACAGGTGTTGCCAAACATAACCAACCTTTCCAAATGTAATCAAAAAACTTAGTTGCTAACGCTGGTTTTCCTAATCTTTTGGCAACCGCAGTTGCAACTCTCCAATAAGCATCTTTTGGTTTTTCACCTGCTTGTAAATAACCTTTTGAGATTGTCTTAACATAAATCTCTGTGTTCGCCCATTCAGGGTAGTCGACACCAATTTCCCAACCGAGTTCTTCTCCGTAGTATTTCATAATCTATTTAATGTTTTTTTTTTAAAATATATCGTCCCAATTTTCTCCTTCACCTGCCTTACTATAATCAGTAGGTCTCATTGCAAAGAAATCGGTCCATGTAACTCCTCCAGTAAGATTATAAAACCAATCTAATTCGGATGCTTTCTTTTCATTGAACTCAAAGTAATCATCTCCACCTTTGATTGGGTTATACCCTAATTCTCTTAATTTCTCATTAACTCTTTTTGTGATGAATTCTTTTAAGTCATTCTTTTTAAGATTTTCTAAATCACCCATTTCAAAAATTTTATCGATGAATTTATGTTCTAAATCTCTTATAATTTCCGCAGCCTTATAGATATCGGATTTTGCTTCTTCTAATAATTCAGGAAACTCCTCACACATATGTCTAAATAATTGGCAACCCATCTTTGAATGTAATGATTCATCTCTAACACTCCATTTCATTTGTTGTCCAATTCCTTTCAATAGGTTTCTCATTTGGAATGAATACAATACCGCAAATGATGAATATAATGCTACACCTTCTGCAAATGCAGAAAATATAGCAAGTGAACGAGCAACTTCAACTCTTGCCTTATGATTTTTTTGTAAATCTTTAGGTGTCCAATCTGCCGTTGTATTTGTTAATAATTCAAATCTTTCTTTCATCACTTCATCATGCATAAAACCTGCAAAGTCATCTAATCCTAATGTTTCATTTAAATATGAATATGCAATTGAGTGAATTGTTTCTTGTGAACCAAACGCCATTGCCATTTGTCTAATTTCATGTTTTGGAAACCATTTAGTTACCATACCAGTCCAATAATCAGAAACTGCACATTCTGTTTGTGCAAAACCTAAAAGGATATTACCAACTAAATGTTTTTCTGATTCAGATAAATTCTCATTCCAATCTTTAACATCTCCCTGCATTGGGATTTCTGTATGTAACCAAAACGCCTGCATTTGTTTTAACCAACCCTCATTATAATAATCGGGATATTCAAATGGTTTAAAAGGTATTCTTTCTGTAAATAATTTACTCATTTATATAACTATGTTTTTAATTAATAACTCCTGATTTTTTTTCTTGATTTTTTCTATAAATCTCCGCGGCTCTGTTTGCTCTCTTTTGTACTTCTTGTTCTTCATGTCCTAACAAAGTATTTTGAGACTCAGTATCAATAACAAGAAACTCATTATTAAATTTACAGTTTTGGAAAACTACACCATCTCTACCAATACGAGACTTTAACAAAGTAAGTGTTGCTAAGTTATGTTCTTTTTGTTCTAATGTTTTACCAATAGATAAAATAACGTGAGCAATTTGTGCTTTCTTAATCGAACCTCCCATTTGGTCACCTGTTACAACTTCACTTGACATTGATTCACGATTACCTTGTGTTGCTGTCCAAATTGCTATATTAAATTCAGATGTCATAGACTCTAAACTTCTCATAACCGAACCTTCACCTTTCCATTCTTCTCCGTTAGTAGATTTGTCTGTTGAAATACAATCGACATAATCAATCACTAACAAGTCAACTTTTTTATTCCCCTCTGAATTCATCTTTCTGATTTTATTTTTAATTTCAGAAACGGTAACATTATCACTCGCCAATTTTAATAACTTCAAACTACCTTTTGATTTAGCTTGTGCTTCTTCAACTTTAGCCTTTACTTCGTCCTTAAATTCAGGTTGTGAATCGGGAGCAATGTCGGTCCAAATTGTATAGTGTTTTCTTTTAATATTACCCGGATTATCCTCAAAAAATATTTGAACCACGTTATAACCTAAGTTATAAGCAGTATTAGCGAACTTAGTAAGTAAGGTAGTTTTACCAGTACCTGTTGGTGCTAATACAACACCCAATTCTCCTATTCCAAGTCCACCTTTAAGTAAATTATCAATTCCCACAATACCTGTCGGTAATGGGTGTCTAAAGTCTTTTTCTAACGCCCCATCAATATCATGAAATACATCTGTAGCTTCATCGTTTGCAATACCAACTTGTAATGCTTTTTGAATAATTTCTTCAATCTTATTGTAAGCCTCAAACTCACCGCTTTCAATAATACTCTGTACACTTTTTAACTCTCTTTTTAAGTTTTGTTGTTTACAGAAATTAAGTGCTGTATCTTTTACATACTCAATTTGGGATTCATTATTTTTAATTGCTTCTAATGTATCTACATGAATTTTAGAGGAATCTTTGTTACCACCTTCAGCCATGATTTTCTGTGCCAATGTATTGTAATCAGGGATTTTGTTGTAATTTTTATACAACTCCTTTGTGTTTTCCATAATAAATCTGAATGAATTATTATCAAAAAACTTACTTTCTAATACATCAATAATTGTTTCTCCGTATTTCTTATCTTCAATAATTGCTTTGATAAGGGACTGTTGAAACGAAAATCCCAAATACCCAAAATTCCTTTCTTCCATAGTAGTAGTATATATAGTTTTTTAATTATAGTTCGTATTGTAAGTAGCTTGTTTCCAATTCTTCTGAAGACAAAATGTCTGTTAAATCTGACAAAATTCTTTTTAGTCTTGGACGAATATCAACTGTGTATCTAACCTTTGGATGGTAGTAGTACGCCGGAAATATTCTTGAAATAAATACATCATCACCAAGCTTAATTTCCAATAAAAAATGTTCTTTTTGCCCGTCAATTGAATCTTCCACATTCTCTGAATTGAGGATATAGTTTTGATTTTCACATAGATAATTGGAACTTTTTATTTTTAAATCGTAAGAAATATCTTCACAAATATTTTTTACATAGTAGTGTAAATCCATTGAACGTCTCGCTTGTTCAACATGGTCTTTTACATTGAAAAATCTTTGGCAAATGATGTTTCCTTCCAAAGTCAATAAGAACTCAAATTTTGTAATGTCTAATTGATTACTCATAGTTTTTAATTTTTATTATTTTATGTTGTTTTATTTTATAATTCTTCTCTATTCTTGTTAGACGCATAAATGGATTTAAAAAATTTAACCAAGCGTCTTCTGATTTTGGTAATAGACTGAATAATCCATCTTCCATCATCATCTTCATTGTGTTCTTATAAGATCTTCCTTCAGGGTCTAATGGTTCGTTTATTAAAAGGTTGATTACTTCTTTTGCTTCATCTGTTAAAAATGGTTCATCTAAACTAACGATACGACTATTAACCTCAAAGAAATCTTCACCGAATACACCAAATTTGGTTACTCCTGTAAGTAAATTGGTTAGTAACTTATTATGTTTATCTTGTTCAAATAAGACATTACATTTACTTTTGATTTGTTCAACTGAAAGATGTTCCGTTTTAAGTTCAGGGAAAAGAGATAGGAATCTCTTCAATCCCATTCCTTTAATACCTGCAATGTTATCGGAGCTATCACCACATAACATCTTAACCAATTTTACATTTTCAATTAAAATTTCTTCGTGGTTGTAAACAATTGTATCGTTTTGTTTATATAGTTTTTGATGACTTGGGTTATAAACTTGTGTATTTTCTGATAGAAGTTGTAATAAATCTCCATCTGATGAATAGATGATTTTATTTTCATTTGGTGAGTTTTGTGTGTAATAAGCTATGTTATCATCAGTTTCACAAAATTCAAACTCACCTTGTCTTACAAATAATTCTTCTAAATATTGTTTAACCCTATCTCTTTGATATGAATATGAATGTAAATCTTCCTCTGTACGTAATCTTAAACGTCGGTTTTCCTTGTAGTGGACATATATTTTTCTTCTATTCTGAGAACCGTCTTGACCGTCCCAAAATACTACGATTTTTTCTAAATTGTATAACTCAAACGTTCTCCTAAGAGTATTAAGGAAATGATAAATTCCCCCAATATGTGTCCCTTTA